AACCTTAACCACTTTAGATGTTGTTTTAAACGATACTAGCCCTTTTCTGGAAGGTGATGTTATTTATTTCGATGCTCCAAGTGGATGGATGAATGTTGGTGATTTTGATTGGGGCGTAAGGGGTGGGTTTGCAAATTTGGTTGGTCAACCTTGGAAGTATTCTCCTAGCGCTCAAAACGCGTACAGGGGACTTCAAGCATGGGCAGGAGCTATATTTGCGTTGTACGCCATTGGAATAAGGGACCCTTCAATCTTTCCAGTGCTTGGATATACTTATAGAGCAGAGAAAACAAATATACCATCTGCTGCAAACGACTTTCCATCTATTGTACAATCTTGGCAAACTATTGATGGATCAACATATACGGCATCTAGCGACTTTTACAACGCTTATGCCGATGACGTTTACTCATCTGAAGTAACAAGAGATTTATATATTTTAAGATCTTCATCTGCATCAATAGCTCTTTTATCACAATGACAGTAATACTATCACTAGCAGCATTCTTAATTTTAGCTTACGTAATAGCTGAAACACTAGAACGCTTACGTAAATAATGGACTTCATTCAAGCACTAACTAACGCAGGGACAGGCGGCATTCTTGGGATTGCTGGATCTGTTGCGTCTGGATGGCTGAAGATTAAAGGCATGAAAGCCCAAGCCGAAATCGAAAGGGAGATGGTAAAGCTCCAAATCGACAAGGGAACTATTGCTGCTGATAGTGCAGACTTCCAAGCGTCTCAGAAAGCAGCCCAGCATGAGAGTGATGCGTTGGTATCTGTAGCCAGCATAGCAGAGAAGCCTTGGCAGAAGGGTCTGTTGATATGGCACTTTGTATTTAAGGGATCTGTGCGTCCATTGCTGGCTGTAGGCGTACACATTCTAGCTGGCATCCTGTACTTCCAGATGCCTGATCAATACCAGGATGTCATTCTCCAGCAAATTTTCACAATAGCATTCGCTTACGGCGGGTGGTATTTCGGACAACGAGACTTAAACAAGAGACTATTTTCAGAATGAACTTACCAGAGGCAGCACATGAATCTTTCTTAAGGGGGTTTGGTTTTTCCCTTGGTGGTTTATTGGCTGCAACGGGTACTATGTTGGACAGGATAGCAGAACTAAACACAATACTTGGAGTGGTTGGTGGAGTCCTTAGTTTGGTATCTACTAGCCTAGGCATATATTTTGTTGTACTTGGAATTAAGATTAGGAAAAAAGAAACAGAGGATAAGTGATATGGCTTGCGGAAAAAGAAAAGGCAAAGGTGGTTACGGATCTAAGGGTGGGAAAAAACGCTAATGAAGTGTTTGTTTGATCTTAAAGATGCAGGAGCTACCGTCATGGCGATATTTGCCAGAGGGTGCAAATGCAAGAAATGTTCCGGTAGAAAAAAGAAGTGATGCCCAAGGACGCTTGCTACAAAAAAGTTAAGGCACGGTACAAAGTGTTTCCATCTGCGTACGCAAGTGGGGCTATAGCCAAGTGTCGCAAGGTAGGTGCTGCTAACTGGGGCAAACGCAAGAAGAAGTAATGGCTGTACGGAAGACAAAGGCAGGTGCTGACCTTAAGCGGTGGTTCAAGGAGAAGTGGGTAGATGTACGCACTGGAAAGCCCTGTGGTCGATCTGAGGGAGATGGACGGGGTACACCCTACTGTCGTCCTTCAAAGCGCGTCAGCAGCCGTACACCAGTCACAGCAAGCGAAATGACAGCATCTCAGAAACAATCAAGGATAGCCCAGAAGAAACGTCTGGGACAACCAGCAGGTAAACCTCGAAGAGTACAATCAATACAACGTGGCAAAAAGTCCTAAAGCATCAATGAGTTGTGGGCAGGTGAAGAAAAGCACCCGTCCAGGTAAGAAGATAATGAAGCTGTACTGCATAGATGGTAAGCGTAAGCTTGTCCATGCAGGAGCTACTGGCTACGGGCATAACTATTCTGATGCAGCCAGAAGATCTTTTAAGGCTAGACATAAGTGCAGCACAGCAAAACCAGGAACAGCTAAACACTTAGCCTGTACCGAGTTGTGGGCAGGCAAGGGTGGAAGTACTAAGAGTTCTCCTAAAAGCAGAAAAGGCAAATACTAGATGGCAAGGTACAGTTCATACGGAAATTTAGATAACCGGATTCAAGAGGATCTAGACCAAGGGTTCACAGGCTTTAACAATAAGTTAAGGCCAGATCAGTTGCGTCCAGGTATTTTGACTGAATCTAATAATGGCCGTATGGATTTGAACGGAGAGTGGCAACCAAGAAAAGGTATTGAGTTATTTTCATCTCCGTTTACTGCTGGCGTTTTTACATTGCCGTTTTATCTGTACGAATCAATTCCTGCTGTTAGTTCTTTTACTAGAGTTGGTGATCTTATTACTATAGATTTTGGAACTAATCCTCACGGGATAATAGATGGTACTGGGGTAAACATTAGTGGATTTGATTACACTGGGTTAATAAATCCTAATGGAAATTTTATTGCGACCCGAATAAGTGATTACGTTATTACTTACACCGTAACTGGATTAGATAGTAGTCCTACCGATGATGGACTAACTGTTACTGGCATGAAGCTAGACGCTACCGCTGGTAACTTTATTGAAGCTTCTTGCGAGTTCTCAGATCCTAATAATGATTCTGAATCCTATGTAGCTTGTGTAGCTACTAACAGCACTGTTCTAGTTAAGACTGCTGATTCAGGAGCTACTACTGTAACGCTTACTTATCCTGCTGGAGAAACTGTTCCTGAAGGAAGCACAGTAATTCAAGCCTTTAATAAGTTGTACATTTTCCGTAAAGGAGACATTGCAATGGAGTGGGATGGAGATATTTCTTCTCCTACATTTTCTCTTGTTAGCAACGGAGACTACAGTCAACCAAAGCAACTTACTCCAAATGATGTTGATATTGTTGATGGCAAAGCTACTGCTACTTTTGCTAACTTGGTAGCAATGAACGGTTTGAGTGTCGGGGATACTTTTACTATAGAAAGTGTAGGATCTCCTTCAACTTTTACAATAGGAGATCAATTTATTGTAGCCGAAAGAGATGATACTGCTTTTACTGTAGATTTTTACGTTCAATTATCTAATCAAAGCAATATTAGTGGAGTTGTTTTTCAGCAGCCAGTTTCTATTGGACTAGGATTTACGCACTCTCCTGCTCCTGCATTTGGAACGTATCATCAACGTAGATTGATTGTGCCGTATCAGTACGATGTAACAGGAACGTCTGGATCGGCTGTTATTACTAATCGAAATATTGTTGATGAAGTGCTGTTTTCGGATATACTGGATGCAGATACTTACGATAGAATTTACGGGCAGTTTAGATTTAATGCTGGTGCTGCTGATTTTATTGTAGGCTTTCATTCTTTTTCGGATGACAAGTTGGTTGTCTTTAATCGCAATAGTGTACATATTGTTGCCAACAGTTTAGACTTAGGAAGCTCAGTATCTCAGTTAATTACTAACGAGGTTGGTTGTTTAGCCAGGGATAGCATACAGCAGATAGGTAATAGTATGATATTTTTGTCCGACAATGGAGTTTATGGACTAGACTTTATTGATTTGTACAATCTTAGAGGACAAGATGTTCCACTGTCAGCTTCCATTGAAGGCACTATTAAGAGAATTAACAAGGAGTACGCAAGCAAAGCTAAGTCCGTTTATTTCAATAATAGGTACTACTTAGCTGTTCCACTTGATGATAGCACCACTAATAACGCTTTGCTTATTTACAATTTTCTTAACAAGCAATGGGAATCTATAGACAGCATAAACGACCCTGAATGGCAGTACAGTGAGTTAACTGTTGCTGGTGAAGGAGATAAGCGGTCAGTGTACGCAATAAACCGTAACGGTGGAGTTCATAGGTACGAATCTAGATCTGACGATAGGGATTTGTACATAGTTCAAGTAGATGGTACCGTTACTAATTCTCAAGTTTCCTCTTCAGTTATTACTAGGATGTTTAATCTTAATTCTTTAGATAGGAAAAAATGGAACAATTTTGACTTGCATATTCAGTCCAGTGAAGATAATACTTCAGATGGAGATTTGCAGGCAATCACAGAAAATATAGATGATATAATAGACCTAAGCAGCATTAGTGATCTTAATGGATCTCCTCTTGCTATTGACGAAGATGTCTCATTAAGGGGCAGATTCGGAAACAGAAGAGCTTACGGATTACAGTTTAAATTAACGACAACTAAGGGACGACCTAGATTAAGAGCATTAAAGGTAGCTGGAGCTACATCATTTAGAAGTTTAGATAAGGCAGAATAATGGCAGTACTTACAACAGGAAACACGTTTGCTAACGGAGATCAGGTAACAGCAAGTTCTTTAAACAATGCAGTTAATGATGCTGTGTTTGCTTCAGGAGCAGTAGACTCAATCTCTACTCAGTTGGCTGGCTCTGGGGCAATTATTGTTAAGGATCTAGGGATTGATACTGGCAAGATTGCTACTGGCGCAGTTACTACTGTTAAACTGGCATCGAACTCAGTTAGTACTGCTAAGATTATAGACAGCAATGTTACTAAGGCTAAGATAGAAAATTTTACTAACCTTACGGTTCTTGGCAATGTTTCTGGCAGTTCTGCTGCACCTGCTGAAGTAACTATTTTGGATGAGGATAACATGGTTTCTGACTCCGCTACTTCATTAGCTACCCAGCAAAGCATAAAGGCTTACGCTGATTCAAAGGTAGATGGAACTGGATCTGGAGCATTTACTACCCTCACGGCATCCGATGATGCTAACTTCGACTCAGGCACATTGTTTGTAGATGCGTCTACGAACTGCGTTGGTTTAGGGACCACTTCAGATATAAATACTCAAATTGGTGGTAATGCTAAACTAGGCGCTTACGATGCAAGCGGAGCTAGAATAGGCATTTGGGGCAATGGTGCCAGATGGTGGTACTTGCATGGTGAAGATTCTAACGCTTTACAAATTGGATATAGAGCATCTGGCAACACTGTTGATGGTGACGCTATAACCATTCTAACAGGTCCCCAAGTAGGAATTGGAACTACATCGCCTTCAGATACTCTTCATGTTGTAGGAACTGGAAGAATTACATCTGCGGTTATAACGCCTCTGCTAAAAAGTGGAGACGGTGCTGCCAATATCACGATTCAAGGTGGTAACTCGGGCGGCGCAAACATTGAGTTGTATGGAGAGAGTCATGCTTCATTTGCAAATAAATCCTTTTATGATGCAGAGACTCATTCATTTAGGACAGCAAACGGTTTGTCTACAAAACTTTTTATTGACAGCTCTGCTGGAAACGTAGGCATAGGGACTTCGTTGCCATCTGCTCCACTAGAAGTAACATCTACAACGGGTGGTGTAATACTGCCTAGGATGACTACTACGCAGATGAACGCTATCTCGTCCCCGACTAATGGCGAGATGATTTACAACACAAGCGTAAACAAGTTCTACGGGTACGCTAACGGATCTTGGGTGGCACTACACTAAAGTATAATGTATTTTCCACAGACAGATATAAACTACGGGATATACCCTCAAGTAGCGGTATTGGAAGGATAAGGATGCAAGAATACGAATACAACCAAGACGACGAAGACGAAGAAGACTACACCGAGGAGGAAGAGCAAGAAATCCTTGCTACCTTTGATGAGCTTGCTCTTGCTGGTCAACTTGATAGTGATAGAATTAGAAGGGTTCTTGGTGACTACGGTCTTTCTGAAGATGATTTTTCAATTCCTGAAGAATATATTCAAAAAGGTGATGATGCTTATGTTCCTCCAGAAACTGGAGATTCAAGTAATTACGATCCTACAGATTATTCTATTTACGAAACTGGACTTAATGTTGAAGATGGATCAATTATAGATGCCGATGTTTTTGGCAATGATTTAGGGGGTATTGATATGGAAGGAATTTATGGTGGATATGGCGGAACAAGGCCAACACAAGGAGGTGGCGATAGTCCATATGACAGAATGGGTCAAGGTGTTAGTCTTTTGGATCAAGTTGTACAGAATGGACTTACCCTTGGACAGATTTTAGATTCTCTTAGGAACCAAATAACGAACCAAGAAGGTCCACAAGGAGAGCAAGGTTTACAAGGAGAACAAGGCATCCAGGGTGAACGTGGAGAGCAAGGGCTTCAGGGTATCCAAGGCGAAAGAGGCGAACAAGGCTTGCAAGGCATTCAAGGAGAACGTGGGGAACAGGGACTGCAAGGACTACAAGGTATACAAGGTATCCAAGGACTGCAAGGACTGCAAGGACTGCAAGGTATCCAGGGTTTACAAGGATTGCAAGGTGAACGTGGCTTACAGGGCGAACAAGGTTTGCAAGGTTTACAAGGCTTGCAAGGGGAACAAGGTTTACAAGGCTTACAAGGAGAGCAAGGCTTGCAAGGTGAACGTGGAGAACGTGGTGAAAGAGGAGAAAGAGGAGCTACTGGAACATTCGATGTTTCAAACTTACAAGCCCTTTTACCTTATCTTACTCCTGATGAAATCCAAGCTTTTGAAGCAAGACAAGTTCCTGGCATATATCCAACAGCAATAGGATCTCTTCCTCAGGCTACATCATTTATTCAGTCTATGCTGGAGTTGGATCGGGCTGTGTCTCCTCAGCAAGCAGAGACTGCACTTGGTCTTTATCGCCAGATTACTGGTGGAGTACGTGAAGCCCAAAGCCCGTTGATGAAATCACTTGCTCGTAGGGCTGAGATGCAAGGAGTAGAAGCTGAAAGGCTTATGGGTCCGTTGTCTTTTCTTCAGGCTCGCGATGCTACTCAAGCTGGTTATGGTCAAGCTGCTGCACTTGGCAGAACATTAGACCCTGCTCTTCGTGAACAGCAAGCAGGACGTTTGCGTGAAGAACAAAGGAATGTAAACTTGCAACTTGCAAGCAATCTTCTTGGTCAGCAAAGAGCTACTGCTGGATTGATGGCAGATATTGAAGGTGGTATTTATGGCAGAATGGCTCCTGATATTGGAGTAGATCCTGCACAAATCCTTGGAATTGCTGGAACTGATATTCAGAATGTTCTTGGTGAACAGGCTGCTAGACAGTACTCTGAAGCTATTAGAGAAGGCTCTCGAAGAGAACAGCAGGCAAAGTATCTTGAAACAGGTATTAGTTTACTTCCTAAAGATCCTCTTCAATTCATAAAAGATTTATTTTAATTATCATGGCACTTAAATCATCATCACCCCTTAATCTTGCTGCACTTCGCCAAGATTACTCTATGCTTCCTAAGATAGCTGCTGTTAAAGCTCAGTCTAGTCAGCAGTTGTTTAATGCCATTACTTCTGGCCTTGAAAAGCGGAAG